TATTTTAAGGAGATGACTGATAATGATGTCAGAAAAAGAATCTATGAGGAGCAAAAAAATCAGATAGAACAAGATATGGCTCCATTTGGATTTGTTTCCGATGGATTAAGTGATCCAGGAGGATTTACTGATAGTGAGGGAGATAGATGGTTTACTGACGAATATGGGGATAAAAGTTACATGTGGGAATATCATTAATGGATTTTGATGATCAAATTAAATTAGGACATTTATTACTCAATGAAAGAAAGTGTAGATCTTGTGGATTTACAAAAAATTTAATAGATGGTTTTTATAGAACTAAAAAAGATAGAGCATCTGCAATGTCATCATATTCGTACGAATGTAAAGAATGTACAATAAAAAGAATACAACAAACAAGAAAAAGAGTTCCATGTAGATGTGAATGGGAATATCCTGACTGGTAGTATTGTTCACGCATCGTTTCCCCATTGAAAAAAGACAAATCAATAAATATTATTAGAACAAATTTGGATTGCGAGGGTAATCAAGATGCCATTAAATTTAGCATCTCCTGGGATTGTAGTAAAGGAAGTTGATTTAACTATTGGAAGAGTTACTCCTTCTTCAGCTAGAATCGGAGCTATTGTAGCACCTTTTGCAAAGGGACCAGTAGACGTACCAATACTGGTAGAGAACGAGAATGGTTTACTTAAGAATTTTGGGCAACCATATGCCACAGATAAGCACTATGAGAACTGGTTAGTTGCTTCTTCTTATCTCTCTTATGGCGGATCACTTAGAGTTGTAAGAGCAAACGACTCCCAATTAAAAAATGCTTTTATAGGAACTGCATCAAGCGTTAAGATTGATAGTTTAGACAACTACAATTCTTTAGGGTATGATGAAAATACTTTAAGTAATGTTGTTTTTGCTGCCAGAAACCCCGGTACTTGGGCAAACGGGGCAAGAGTTGCAATTATTGACTCAAAAGCAGATCAAATTCTGACAGGAATTAATACATCTGGAGTTGTTAACTTTGTTGCTGCTATCTCTAACAGAAGTGGTACTTTAGTTGGCAGTGCTACAACAATCGGCATTTCGACCGCATCGGTAACATTGGGGCAAATTGTAAGATGTGATGTTGCTGGAGTTGTTGCTGCAGGCACTACAGTTACTTCAATTGCAGTGGGAGATGTAGTTGGTATTTCAACTGCATCACTATCTTCTGTTGATATTACTACTACGTTTGACTTCGGTTCCAACTCAGTAGTCAGCGATCCACTGGTTGTTGGATATGGAGTCACACAGGCAATATCTTCCACTCTTCCTGGTCCTGGTACAACTAGCACTCTTGATGGTCACTTAAAGGGTATTATTACTGAAATTGGCGCATCTTCTGTAGGCGTAAAAGTTCTTTCTCATGTATCCTCAGCAGGAACTGTAACGGACGTAGATTATCAACCATCCGGAGTTTATGCATTTGCTGGATCGGGAGACGTTTCAATTACTAAAAATAATGAAATAACTTCTTATGGTTCTACTTCTTACACCGCAAGACAAGATTGGTTCGATCAACAAACAGTTGGTTTAACCACCACATCAAGTGTTAATTGGAATACTCTTGCACCAAGACCTGGAACTTCTGCCTATGCAGCAGCAAGAAATTCAAGATTTGATGAAGTTCACGTTGTTGTTATTGACTCTCTTGGAACTATCAGTGGAAATGCAGGAACTATTCTTGAGAAGCATTTAAGTCTTTCGAAGGCAAAAGATGCAGAGTTCTCTGTAGGAAGTCCATCTTACTGGAGAAGTTTTCTTGCAAATAACTCAGAATATGTCTTTGGTTTAGGTTCTCCCGCAAACACTGTAGAGACAGGTTATAGTTCTAATTTTGCACTTGTCTCGAATGGTGGTTGGGATAGAGATGCAGAAGGTACTATTTTTAATGCTGCAGGTTCTTCAACTGATGACCTAACAGGAGGAACAAATTATGGAGGAAAAACTGACTTAACTAAATCTGGTGCTCTGACAGCAAGTATTGGAGAACTTTCCGATGGTTATGACTTGTTTGAGTCTACAGATAACTATAAAGCAGACTTCTTGCTTATGGGATCTGCCTCCAAGGCTAAGGTAGATACTCAGGCACTTGCAAATAAAGTTATTTCTGTCGCTGAACTGAGAAAGGATGCTGTTGCTTTTGTATCTCCAAGTAGAGATTCTATCATGAGCGACACCACAACACAAGGTGATACAACAGTTTATAGTGCATCAGATATTACTAATAAATTAATTGAATTCTATGCTTCCGTGTCTTCATCTTCTTATGCGATATTTGATAGTGGTTATAAGTACATGTATGATCGCTTCTCAAATACTTTCAGATATGTTCCGCTAAATGGAGATATTGCAGGTATTTGTGCTCGTACTGATATTAATAACTTCCCTTGGTATTCTCCAGCAGGAACATCAAGAGGTTCTATCTTAAACGCGGTAAAACTTGCGTACAATCCAACAAAAGCACAAAGAGATCGTCTGTATTCAAATAGAATCAACCCAGTTGTATTCTCTCCTGGTGCAGGTATTGTTCTCTTTGGAGATAAAACTGGACTTGCTAAGGCATCGGCATTTGACCGCATTAACGTCCGTCGCTTGTTCATCTATCTTGAGAATGCTATTTCTGCTGCTGCGAAAGATCAACTCTTTGAGTTCAACGATGAAATTACAAGAACAAACTTTGTAAATGTTGTTGAACCATTCTTACGTGATGTTCAGTCAAATAGAGGTATTCAAGATTATGTTGTTATTTGCGATGAAACAAATAACACTGCTGCGGTGATAGATAATAATGAGTTTGTGGCAGATATCTTTATCAAACCCGCAAGATCAATTAACTTCATTGGTCTGACCTTTGTTGCCACCAAGACTGGTGTTGATTTTGAAGAAGTAATCGGTAACTTTTAATTAACTTAGAGGCTCTAAAAAAATGGCAACCAGAAACCAAATTAATAACATTCCCTTGAGGAAAATTACCGACTTCAAGAGTAAGTTGTCGGGCGGTGGTACAAGAAGTAATCTTTTTGAAGTTGAACTTGCTTTTCCAACAGCAGTTGGTATTGATGCGGTAACCTTAGATAAGACAAGATTTCTTGTAAAATCAGCAGCACTTCCTGCTTCAAATATCACACCATTGGAAGTAGCATTTAGAGGAAGAACTCTAAAACTTGCTGGCGATAGAACATTTGAAACATGGACAATTACTGTCATTAATGATGTCGATTTCTCTATTCGTTCATCATTTGAAAAATGGGCAAACTACATCAATCGTTTGTCTGATAGCACTGGATCTACCGATCCTGCAACATATCAGGCAGATGCTTTTGTCCATCAGTTAAATCGTGATGGAACTATTTTGAGATCATATCATTTCTATGATATTTTCCCAACAAATATTTCAACAATCAATCTCTCTTACGATAGCGAAGCAATTGAAGAATTTACTGTTGAGATGCAAATTCACTGGTGGGAAGCAATTAAGGGAACTTCTCCGGCAGCTGGCGGAGAAGATATCAACTAAATAGTACACGGTCACAAGTAAGTTTATAAAATGGCGAAACTTTTTGGTTTTTCGATTGATGATAAAGAGAAAAAATCTAGTTCTATAGTATCCCCCGTTCCTCAAACTAATGAGGACGGGGTTGATCATTATATACAATCCGGATTTTATGGTCAGTATGTAGATATTGAAGGTGTCTATAGAACTGAGTACGATTTAATTCGTCGTTACCGGGAAATGGCACTGCATCCAGAATGCGATGGTGCAATTGAAGATGTTATTAATGAGGCAATTGTTAGTGATTTGTATGATTCTCCTGTGGAAATAGAACTTACCAATGTAAATGCTGGAGATAAATTAAAGCAAATAATTAGAGAGGAATTTAAGTCTATCAAAGAGATGATGGATTTTGATAGAAAGTCGCACGAAATTTTTAGAAATTGGTATGTTGATGGGAGATTATTTTATCTAAAAGTCATTGACATTAAAAAACCTCATGAAGGAATCAAAGAATTAAGATACATTGATCCTATGAGGATGAAGCATGTTCGTCAAGAAGTTAAAGAGAATGGAGATAATACTTTAAATGGAAATTTCTCTGATGGCAGTATTCCCATAAATCATTCAAAGATAGAAGAATATTACGTTTATTCTCCTGCTCCTGCCCATAACGTTGGTTATATGGGAGCAAAGTCTAAAGGTACAGTTAAAATTGCAAAAGATTCTATTACATATTGCACCTCTGGATTAGTAGATAGAAACAAAGGAACGGTTCTTTCATATCTTCACAAAGCAATTAAAGCTCTCAATCAACTTCGTATGATTGAAGATTCTCTTGTTATTTACAGATTATCAAGAGCACCAGAACGTAGAATTTTCTACATTGACGTTGGCAATCTTCCTAAGGTAAAGGCAGAACAATACCTCAAAGAGGTTATGTCACGTTATAGAAATAAATTAGTTTATAACGCACAAACTGGTGAAGTTCGTGATGATCGTAAATTTATGTCAATGCTCGAAGATTTTTGGCTTCCAAGAAGAGAGGGCGGAAGAGGTACTGAAATTACCACTCTTCCTGGTGGACAAAATCTTGGCGAACTTGCCGATATTGAGTATTTCCAAAAGAAATTATACAGAGCTTTGGGAGTTCCAGAGTCAAGAATTGCTGCCAATGAGGGATTCAATCTTGGTCGCTCTTCAGAAATTTTAAGAGATGAATTAAAGTTCTCAAAATTTGTTGGACGTTTAAGAAAAAGATTTTCTCAGATGTTTAATGATATGCTGAGAACTCAATTACTGCTTAAAAATATAGTAACCCCAGATGATTGGGAAATCATGGAAGATCATATTCAATATGACTTCTTGTATGATAACCATTTCTCAGAATTAAAAGAGTCTGAACTTCTTTCTGAAAGATTAAACTTAGTTACGACTATTGAACCATATATTGGAAAATATTTTTCAACAGAATACGTTCGTAAGAAAATTTTACGACAAACGGATTCTGAAATTATTGAAATTGATTATCAAATTGATGATGAGATTCAAAAAGGAATACTTCCTGATCCAAATGCCCCAACGGATGAAATGGGTAATCCAATTCCTCAAGATAGTGAACAACAAAACTTGGGAGATGTTCCAATGGAACCGGAAATTGACGCAAGTTCGACTCAGGCACCAGAAATATAATAGCAACAAAATATAAATAACTTTATACTGACAAAAATTTAATGGAAGAGCTTATCGATTTGATTGCAACGGATGAATCTCCATCTGTTGTTACTGACCAGATTAAAAATTTATTATACGCAAAAGCAGCAGAAAAAATTGAAAGTCAAAAGTCTTCGGTTGCTGCATCATTATTTGCAGACTCTGAAGCAACACACGAGGAGGAATAATGGGAAGAATTTTATTAAAGGGAACAGAAATTCAAGTTCCAAATACAGTTGGTGCTGGATCTAGTTTTAGTGAAGCTACTGTCGTTCGCTTGGCAAATCCAAGTACAACTGATTATGTAATTACAGTATCTGAAACGAATGCTGGTCCCACGATTGGAACTTTTACTATGTTAGCCAATACGACAGAATTGTTAGAAAAGCAACCATCGCATACTGTTCATGTTAATACCGGAACAGATGTCTTAGGAACAAAAGTAGGATTCACAGGATAATCAAATGAAACTCATCACAGAAGAAGTATCAAACGTAAAAATTATTACCGAAGGCAAGGGTGCCAGTAAGAAATTATACATTGAGGGTGTTTTCCTTCAAGGTGATCTCAAAAACCGTAACGGTAGAATGTATCCAATGGAGACACTTTCCCGTGAGGTAAATCGTTATTGCGAAACCTTTGTAAATAAGGGACGTGCTCTGGGAGAACTTGGTCATCCCGATGGACCCACCGTAAATCTGGATCGTGTTTCTCACAAAATTACTTCACTCGTTCGAGAGGGAACTAATTTTAGAGGTAAGGCACAAATTCTTAATACTCCTATGGGTAAGATTGCATCTTCCCTTTTGGATGAAGGTGTAATGCTCGGAGTTTCTTCTCGTGGTGTTGGATCTTTGAGAGAAGATCATCGCAGTGGTTGTAAAGTTGTCGGCGAAGATTTCCAATTGGCAACTGCTGCCGACATTGTTGCAGATCCTTCTGCTCCAGATGCTTTTGTTAATGGAATTATGGAAGGAAAAGAATGGGTTTGGGAAGGCGGTATTCTTCGCGAACAACTTGCAGAAAGAACTCAGAAGAGAATTAATACTCTCGTAGGTCAAAGACAACTTGAAGAGCATAAATTGGAATTATTCAAACAATTCCTCTTAGATTTGTAATTTATAAATAAATATAGATTAATACAATAAATCTAAAGAAAAATGTCCGTTGGTAGCAATTTACAAGAAATGGAAAACGTAGTAACCAAAGGGGCAGCACCTGCCGAACAAATTAAATCTGATGCTTCCAGAGTTTCTACTCCTGGTCAAGCTCAGGTTGAAGATTTGGGTGGTCCTACTCCAGAAAATTATAGATCTGATGATGATTCAGCTAAATTGAGAGATCCCGCAAAAACTGTTGCTCAGGTTAAGGATGTAGTTAATGCTAAGGCTGTAGCTGCAGAATCTGCTGAGGAAGAAGAGGGAGAATTTGTTTCTGAAGAGGAAACTACCGAAGAGGAATATGTTTCCGAAGAAGAAACTACCGAAGAGGAAGTTGTTGAAGAGGAAGTAGAAGAAGAATTTAATATCGATGAAGATGTTGAGGCACTTCTTCAAGGAGAAGAGCTTTCTGAAGAGTTCCAAGAAAAAGCAAAAATTATTTTCGAATCTGCAATTCGTTCTAAAGTTGCAGAAGTTAAGGAACAACTTCAAGATGCATACGAAGATGCACTTGTAGAAGAAATTAATACTATTAAAGAAAGTCTTGTAGAGCGTGTTGATTCTTATCTTGAGTATGTTGCTGATGAATGGATTTCTGACAATCAACTCGCAGTTGAGCACGGTCTTAAGACTGAAATGACAGAATCATTCCTGGTAGGAATGAAGCAACTTTTTGAAGATCATTATGTAACAATCCCTGAAGAAAAATATGATGTAATCGAGAGCATGGTAGATAAACTTGATGAAATGGAAGGAAAACTCAACGAGCAAATTCAAAGAAATGTTGCTCTAAATCAAAGATTAGCAGAGTCAGTTGCTGATGTAATTTTTGCAGATGTCGCTGAGGGTCTTGCACTTTCTCAGAAGGACAAACTCGCTTCTCTTGCTGAAAATGTTGAGTTTGATAGTGAACAGAGCTATCGTGAGAAACTGGTAACCTTGAGAGAATCATATTTTCCAACAAATACCAGTGCTCAAAGAAACTCTAGTGAAAATTTATCAGAAGAAACTGATTACTCGATTGAGGATTCAGTAAGTAGCACCATGGGTGCATATCTCAATACTCTTCATAGAGTTTCCAAAAAGTGATTTATAGATCATAGTCAAACTTACACAATTTTAACGAGGTAAAAAAAAATGCAAATGTTCAATGCAGAGCAATTGCAAGAGAAGTGGTCCCCACTCTTAGACTACGAAGGTCTTGATCCTATCAAAGATTCCCATCGTAGAAATGTAACTGCAATTCTGCTCGAAAACCAAGAAAATTCAATTCGTGAGGCACGTGAGTTCCTTTACGAAGCACCAACCAACAGCACTGCTTCTGGCACTTATGCTGGTCTTGGTGGTCAAACCACTGGCGCACTGCAAGGTTTCGATCCCGTTCTGATCTCTCTGATCAGACGTTCGATGCCTAACCTGATGGCATACGACATCTGCGGTGTCCAACCAATGAACGGTCCTACCGGACTCATCTTTGCGATGCGCTCCCGTTATAAGACTAATGCTGGTAGCGAGAACTTCTACAACGAAGTAGATTCGGCATTCTCCGGTCAAGACTCAGGATTCAACGAGACTGCTGGTTTCGTTGATGGTGCTGTCGGTCTTGGTACTACTGCTCAGGGTGGAAGCAATCCTTCAATCCTTAGCCCAACCGATCAATCTACTAACGCTGGAACTGGTGCTAATCAGTACAACGTTGGTCAGGGCATGAGAACCGATGCTGCTGAAGGTCTTGGCGAGTCCGAGAACTTTAACCAGATGGCATTCTCGATCGAGAAGGTCACCGTTACTGCCAAGTCACGCGCACTGAAGGCTGAGTACTCACTTGAGCTTGCTCAGGACCTTAAGGCAATTCATGGTCTGAACGCCGAAGCCGAGTTGGCAAACATTCTCTCTACTGAGATTCTTGCCGAAATCAACCGCGAAGTTGTTCGTACCATCTATAAGTCTGCTGTTCCTGGTGCTCAGGCAAACGTTGCTACTGCTGGTACTTTCGACCTTGATGTTGACTCCAATGGTCGTTGGTCTGTTGAGAAGTTCAAGGGTCTGATCTTCCAAATCGAGCGCGATGCCAACGCTATCGCTCAGCAAACTCGTAGAGGAAAGGGTAACATCATCATCTGTTCTGCTGATGTTGCTTCCGCTCTTGCAATGGCAGGTGTACTTGATTACACTCCTGCACTCAATGCAAACCTTCAGGTAGACGACACCGGTAACACCTTCGCTGGTGTACTTGCTGGTAAGTTCCGCGTTTATATTGACCCATATTCTGCCAACGTTGCTTCTACTCAGTATTACACCGTTGGTTATAAGGGTTCTTCACCTTATGACGCAGGTCTGTTCTATTGCCCATACGTTCCTCTTCAGATGGTTCGTGCTGTTGGCGAGAACACCTTCCAGCCTAAGATTGGCTTTAAGACCCGCTACGGCATGGTCGCTAATCCATTCGCTAAGGGCGGTTCTCTCTCCGATCCTGGTATTATTTCCACCAACTCTAACGTATACTACAGACGCACTAAGGTTTCTAACCTCATGTGATGTCTTTTACATAGAGTTTCTTACAGAGGGTCCTTTGGACCCTCTTTTTTTATCTAAATACAAATAAAAGCCATGGCAACCGCTTTTGATAAGCAGATAAGTAATAGAAATTTTTTGTCTCCAATAGGATTTAAGTTTAATCTTGCCAAATATCCTAAAGTATCATTTTTTTGCAATTCTGCCCGAATTCCTGAAATTACCTTAACGACTTTAAATCAGGCATCATACTTAAAAAATATTGATATTCCTGGAGGAATTGTTCAGTATGGCGACTTATCTTTAAAATTTTTAGTTGATGAAAATCTTGTAAATTATTCGACCATTCATAATTGGATTACTGGTTTGGGTTTTCCAGAATCCACGCAAGATTATGCCGATTTTATTACTAATTCTGATGGGATAAAAGATCCAAATGAATCATTTAGTGATGCAAGTCTTCATATTTTGAATAGCAATTATAATACTGTTGCAATCATTAAATTTAAAGATCTATATCCAACATCATTAACTTCTTTAGACTTTGCAGCAACAGATACTGATATTAATTACTTTACAGCAGAGGTTACTTTCAAGTATACTGTATATAATATACTAGCATCTGACAACAGAACACCCTTATGAATCTTGAACAAATTCAGGAGATGTGGGAGAGAGATTCTTTCATAGATCCAGATAACTTACATGATGAATCACTTAAAATACCTCAACTTCACTCTAAATACTATACCATATACAATACGATTACTCTTTTAAGAGAAAAGGCAAGAGAGTCTTTTAATCGTGTGAGGTTAGAAAGATATAATTATTATGCAGGTAAAGCACCTGCTGAAGTGTATGAAGAAAATCCATTTCCCTACAAGATAAGAGAAAAAGATGTACTTCAACGCTATCTTGATGCTGATGAAAGATTAACAGCAGTAGATTTAAAAATTAAATATTACGATACCATGTTAAAGTTTCTTGAAGAGATTATTAAGACTATCTCTAATAGAACTTTTCAAATTAAAAATGCAATCGAGTGGCACAGATTTCAAGCAGGGTTTAACTAATGGATGAAGAATCCAAGTTTATAATGGATTTTGGTATAGAAGATATTCATCTTTTATACCATTGTGTATGTAAAAGAATAGAAACCTGGGAGGGATATCCTTCCAGGCATCCATTTGAGCAAGAACACTTACATTATCTTAAAACTGAACTGTATAAAGCAGTTTTAGATTTCAAGTTTAATTGTGGTGAATAATAAATACCTAATAATGATAGAAGTAAGATAGAGATGAAGTCTTTCGGAGATTTTATATTTGAATGTTATAGATATGGTTTCCTTTTATTTGAGGGAAAATATAGTGATGAACATGCATTCAGAAAAGTATGGAATCACTTTATTACTCATAGAAAATACGGCAGAGAAATAAGAGATCTTATTAATGCTGGAAAATATGATGATGCTAGACAAGCAATGGAGAAAGAAATTGATGCTGCTAGACAAGATCCTAAACATCCATTAAGTTTTGCAAAGGCAAAACGGGGATTTGAAAAGGGAAAAGATACTAATGCAAGTCAAAGTCAATCAACATACTATGACGAATTGAAATTGGCACCAGATAGTGTTGTAGCATATACAAAAGGAAGAAGAGGAAAATCTGCTGCTAATAGATCAACTGCTTATGCTAAAGTTGAAGGTGGAGCAACTCCACCCACTACAAGAATGTGGAAAGATGTAGTTGGAAAAGAAGCAGATACATCAAAAAGAGATATTTCTATCGCAGACACAAAAGATAAAAAATTTGGACAAGGAATTAGTTTAAAGCAGGGAGAAGGATCACAAACTCTATCTGCCGAACCAGAAGAAGTTAGAGGATTATTCAAAGCTGCTGCTAAAAAATATATTCAAAAACTGAAAAAAGATGGTGCCTCAAAGGAAGAAATTAAAAAATTTGAGGCAGACTTAGAATCTAATATATCAAAATATGTTAGAGCACAGAATTTAAAAATTAGTCCAACAGAAAATAAAGAAAAGAGTGAGAAAAGATTATCAATTGCTCAATCTGCAGTTGATGCTCTTGTTAAAAATTATCCCGGATTTGATAGATTAGTTGATAAAGAAGCTGCTGGTGGTGAACAAAAATTCGGGAAAGAAGTTTCTGCTCAGTTAGATCCAGAAAGTCAAGAATTTAAAGATGCATTAACTGCAATGAGACTTTTGAGGGGTAAAGGAAGTCCAAATGATAAAATTGATAAGTCAGATTTGGAAGTAGGTGAACTTGGAGCAATTAAAAAAATTGCCGATAGTAAAAAATATAAAAATAATCCAAAACAACTTAAGATAGATTATATGGGTATGGATAGAGATGATCCAAAAAGAAAAGAATATGAAAAAGCTTATAAACTATTGACAAAAAGAATTGATGTAAGTGATTTAAAAAAGGGACAAAGAGAACGAATTGAAGGTATTCTTTCAAAGTATCCAACTATGAAATCTCTCTCAGATTTCCTTAAGTCTTCCCCATCTGGGCAGGCAACTGAAGTTGTTAGGGGAACTTATGTAGATCCTAAGACGGGTGAAGTTGTTAGTAGAGCAAAATCTGAACCAGTATCTCAAAGGGCAGATCTGGACCAACCTCTTACTCCTAGATCTGGAAAGGGTAAAAGTAGCAAAACAGAGGATGGATACCGTGCATCTGAAATGAGACGTAGAGGAGAAGAACCACAAAGGATACAAAGATCTGGTGCTTTAGCAGGAAGAGTTGGGCCAGCAAAACCTGATGCAGATAAACCAGATAATCAAGCACAACCACAACAAGGACCAATGACCTTGGATACGTTTAATAGACAAGCAAGAACTGCCGAATTGAGATCAAAAGGAGTTGGTAGGGAAAGAGATGAAAGGTTAGCAGCAGAAAGAGAGGCAGTAAAACAAGAAAGGATAGAGAGGCAGGCAGCAGAAAGACGGGCAAGATATGCTGCACGAAAGGCGCAACAAACACAACAAGCATTCTTTGATACTGAAAGAGATCTAGAAGTAGCAAGTGTAAATGCGCAAAATGCATCTATTCCCATAAATCCAGAAACTGGAGAACCAATATTAAGGCAGCATAGAAAAAATGTAGAGGTTCATATTGCAACGGATCCCACTTCTCCTATTGCACAAGCAAACAATCAAATAAGACAACAAGCACAGAATACTTTGGCAACAGCTCAAAGTAATTATGATACTGCATCATCAAAACATCAGCGAAGTTTGCAGCGTTTGCAACAAATTAAAAAATCTGCAAGAACTCAACAACCTCAACAAGCACAACAAGCACAACAACCACAACAAGCACAACAACCTCAAGAAGTTCAACCCCAACAACCACAAGAAGTTCAACCCCAACAACCACAAGAAGTTCAGATTAAACCAAAGAAAAGAAAAAGAGAAAGAACGGAAGCAGAAAGAGCAGACACTAGACAGAGAATGGACGCTGCCGGAGAACAGCAAGGTTATCCAAACTAACCCCAATAAATACTTATAATTAATATTATGAGTATATGTCTCATTTGATTATTCAAAAGAAGAACGAAGTATATTTAACAATAAAGGCAGATCCTCACGTTTATTACGAACTTGCAGATCAGTTCACGTTTGAGGTTCCTGGTGCAAAGTTTATGCCTCAGTTTCGTAATCGACACTGGGATGGAAAAATTCGTTTATTCAATACCGAAACTAGTGAGATATATGTTGGTTTATTGGATAAAGTCGTAAGATTTTGTGAAACTCATGATTATACTTATGAGTTTGTAGACAATAAATTTTATGGACTTCCTTTTGAGACGAACAATATGATCTCTAAGGAAGGCGTTAAAGACTATATAAATGCTATCTGTAGGTATTCCCCTAGAGACTACCAAATAGAAGGGGTCTACGACGCTCTAAGACATAATAGAAGACTGCTGATATCCCCAACTGCTTCTGGAAAGTCTCTGATGATATACTCTCTTGTGAGATATTACGTTGAGAAGCAACAAAATATTCTGATAGTTGTTCCAACGACTTCGCTTGTAGAGCAAATGTATAAAGACTTTGCAGACTATGGTTGGGATGTAGGTTCATTTTGCCACAAGATTTATGCGGGACGTGAAAGAGAGACTGATTCTCAGGTGATTATCACCACCTGGCAGTCCATCTACAAACTCCCTCGCAAGTATTTTTCAAGATTCAATGTGGTTGTTGGAGATGAAGCACACCAGTTTAAATCAAAATCTCTTATATCTATAATGTCAAAGCTTGCAGATTGCAAGTATCGTTTTGGTTTTACCGGAACGCTTGATGGAACACAAACTCATAAGTGGGTCTTAGAAGGTCTATTTGGACCATCATATAAGATTATTAAAACTGATGAGTTGATGAAGAAAGGGCATGTTGCTCAATTGGACATTAATGTGCTTCTACTGAAGCACCCAGCACATAGATTTGAAAATTTTGAAGAAGAAGTTCAGTATATCATAAATCATGAACGAAGAAATAAATTTATTCGAAATCTTGCTCTCGATCTTAAAGGTAATACTCTTATTCTATTCTCCAGAGTAGAAGGTCATGGTCAACCTTTATATGAAATGATAAATAGCAATAAGATTGATGATCGACATGTCTTTTTTGTTCATGGTGGAGTGGCAACAGAAGACAGAGAAAAAGTAAGAGAGATTACAGAGAAAGAGAATGATGCGATTATTGTTGCATCTTATGGAACATTCTCTACTGGCATTAACATTAAAAACTTACACAATGTTATTTTTGCTTCTCCTTCCAAGTCGAGGATTAGGAATCTCCAATCAATTGGTAGAGTTCTCAGAAAAGGAAATAACAAAACAAAAGCAACACTCTATGATATTGCTGACGACATTTCCTACAAGTCCAGGAAAAATTATACTTTAAATCATCTAATCGAAAGAATTAAAATTTATAACGAAGAAAATTTTAATTATGATATTGTAAACATACCGCTTAAAAATTAATATGGGAGATGAATTTCACGCAATCATAAAAATGATATCTGGAGAAGAAGTATTGTCATTAGTAATGGTGGATGAGAATGATGGTGATCCTATTCTTGTTCTCCAAAATCCAGTAGTAGTTAAAATGTCAGAAAACAAACATGGATCTTTTATAAAGGTGAAACCTTGGGTTGAATTATCTGATGATGATTTCTTTATTGTTAGACAAGATAAAATTATTACTATGACTGAAACTACAGATAAGAAGTTAATCAATATCTACACTCAATATATTACGGATTCTTCTGATGAAGACATTGATGAATTCAGTCAATATGGAAAAGTAAAGCCATCTGAAAAGATGGGATATATTTCTACGGTCAAAGAAGCCCGTAAGAAACTGGAAGATATATTTAAGTTAGAAGTAGAAGATACTAAAGAAAGCTAAAGCTCATCCTTCAACCCTAACAAAGGTAGTCTACTGCTAATCTGGCACCTTGTCAAGTCTTTGTTGATGTGCTAAAATAAAGATATCTTATAGAATTAGTAATCGATGTCATGCCTAAAAAGAAATCAGAACATTATGTAAATAATAAAGAGTTGTTGGAGGCAATGATCGTTTACCGTACAAAAGTCGAAAAGAAATATAAAGAGATATACGGTAAAGATTTACGAGAACAACCAAAGGAAGAAAGAGCACGAAGATGGGATGGTAAACCTCCCATTCCAAATTATCTTGGAGATTGTTTTTTAAAGATCGCAACTCACTTATCATATAAACCAAACTTTGTAAATTATATGTTTCGTGAGGATATGATTTCAGATGGAATCGAAAATTGCGTTCAATATATTCATAATTTTGATCCTGAGAAATCCAAAAATCCTTTTGCTTACTTTACGCAGATCATTCATTATGCTTTTCTCCGTAGAATCCAAAAAGAGAAAAAGCAACTTGACATTAAAACCAAAATTATTGAGAAGACTGGATTTGATGAAGTTATGATGGTTGATGACAGCTTGCTTTCGGGACACAGTTCTGACTACAACACTATTAAAGATAATATTCAATATAGAAACCGATGAAAATTACCGAAGATATTATTACTCGTCTAGAAAAAGCATTAGACATGCGAAAGAAAGATGGCACACCCATCTGGAGTGACGATCAAGAAATTGAAATCAACATCGCAGGAACTTTTGCGAATGATAAATTCATCGTTATCAATAAAAAACGACCAAGAGAAGAAAGCACTCCAGATTTGACACTTAAAGCACACCATTCTAAACTTGAAATCTAGTTAAAACTTACTATGCGTATCGGTTTAATCACAGACACTCACTATGGCGCCAGAAAAGGTTCAAAGTTTCTTCATGATTACTTTGAACTTTTCTACAAAAATGTCTTCTTCCCTGCTCTAAAGGAACATGGCGTAGAAACTGTGATTCATATGGGAGATGCTTTTGATAGTCGTAAGTCAATTGACTACCAAAGTCTTGAGTGGGCAAAAAGAGTTGTATTTGATCCACTTAAAGAGTATGATGTTCATATGATTATTGGTAATCATGATACTTATTATAAAAACACCAATGATGTAAATTCTCCAGACCTTCTTCTTCAAAGTTATTCAAATGTTAAAACATACAGCAAAGCAACGGAAGTTAACATTGGAGGACTGGATATTCTATTTTTACCTTGGATTAATTCGGAAAATGAAAATGAAACCTATCAACTTATTCAAAAGACATCTTGCAAGTGTGCGATGGGGCACCTTGAACTCCAAGGATTTAGAGTTAATCGACAAATCATCATGGAGCATGGTACTGACGGCAAGTTATTTGAGAACTTCATCAGAGTCTACAGCGGTCACTACCACACTCGATCGGATGACGGAAAGGTCTTCTATCTAGGAAATCCTTATGAGATGTATTGGACTGATGTAAATGACCCAAGAGGATTTCATATTTTTGATACAGAAACTCTAGAGCATATTGCAATTGATAATCCTTATAAGTTATTCTATAATATTTACTATGAGGATACAAACTATAAACTTTTCAACGCCTCTGAATTTAAAGATAAAATTGTAAAGGTTATTGTTCGTAAAAAATCAAAACCAAAAGACTTTGAAAAGTTTATTGATAAGATTCATTCTGCAGGTGTTCAAGAACTCAAAATTGTAGAAAACTTTGCCATTCAGGAATCTGAAGATTTTGAAATTAGTGAAGAAGAAAATACAATTTCTATCTTGAATAGATATATTGATGAGTCAGAATTCGAATATGATAAGACAACAATTAAAGGTATATTCGAGGACTTATATAGACAAGCGTGTGAAGTAGAGTAATGTTTCTTCTAACCCTCAAAGACAGAAAAGATGACGGAGCATATGCCGTCCACAATAATTTGGGAGAAAAAGTTCTGTTTCTTTTTGAGGAAGAAGATGATGCCACTCGTTATGCTTTAATGCTTGAGGATGATGAAGATAAGGAAATGGAAGTCGTAGAAGTCGATGACGAACTTGCCATAAAAACTTGCATATTGTATAATTACAAGTATGCGGTGATTACACCAAATGATATTGTGATACCACCTAAGAATGATAACCTTCAAGAAGATTAAATGGAAAAATTTTCTCTCAACTGGAAATCACTGGACAGAGATTGATTTTAAAAAGAGTCCTACAAACCTAATCATTGGAACAAATGGTGCGGGCAAGTCTACTATGTTGGATGCACTTACATTTGTTCTGTTCAACAAGGCGTTTAGAAAAATAAATAAAAACCAACTTATCAATACAACAAATGAAAGAGATTGTCTTGTAGAAATTGAGTTTATTGTAAACAATAAGGAATACTTAGTTCGTCGTGGAATCAAACCAAATGTGTTTGATATTGAAGTCAACGGAGTTGCTCTTCATAAAGAGGCAGATGATCGTGCTAATCAACGCATTCTTGAAGAGAACATTCTAAAAGTAAACTACAAATCATTTACTCAAATTGTGATTTTGGGTAGTAGCAATTTTGTTCCCTTCATGCAGTTGAATAGTACAAATCGTCGAGAGGTTATTGAAGATCTCTTGGATATTCGCATATTCTCCGCAATGAATAATTTGCTCAAGGATAAGATGAGAAATCTTAAGGAGCAGATTAAGTCACTTGATTTGAGGAAAGAAAACTTAAAAGATAAAGTCAAGATGCAGAAAGACTTTATTGAAGAACTTGAGAATCGCGGAAATGCTAATATAAATGCCAACAAAGAAAAGATTATCAAGTTAGATGGAGAAGTTGGCATTTATATTGAGGAGAATTCGGGAACAGAAGAGACTATTCATAGTCTCACAAAAGAACAGGAAGAAGTTATTGGTGCGGGTGACAAGTTAGTAAAACTAAACAATCTCAAAGGTAAATTGTCTCAAAAGGTAGGTACAATTACCAAAGAACACATGTTTTTTACCGAAAATTCGGTATGCCCTACATGCACTCAGGATATAGAAGAAGAGTTTCGATTAAATAGAATTACAGACGCTCAAAATAAAGCAAAGGAGCTTCAACAAGGATACAAAGAACTTGAAGAAGCAATTAAAGTTGAAAAGGAGAGAGAGCGTCAATTCATTGCACTTTCAAAGGAGATTACTGAACTCAATAATGGCATTTCTCAAAACAATACTCGGATTAGTTTCAATCAGAGACAAATCAGAGATCTTGAACATGAAATTCAAACTATTACCAATCAGTTACAAAACCGAAATACTGAACATGAGAAATTAGATGAGTTTCAAGAAGGTCTTCAAAAAACGTTTGAAGACCTGAGTAATAAGAAGGAGCAAATGCTAAACTATGAGTTCTCTTATTCCCTCCTTAAAGATGATGGAGTCAAGACTAAAATCATTAAAAAGTATTTGCCCTTCATTAATCAACAGGTTAATCGATATTTGCAGTTGATGGATTTTTACATCAACTTTTATCTTGATGAAGAGTTCAATGAAACTATAAAATCTCCTATTCATGAGGATTTTTCATATTCTTCATTCAGCGAAGGTGAAAAGATGCGTATTGATCTTGCGCTACTTTTTACTTGGCGGGAAGTTGCCAGATTGAAGAATTCTGTAAATACAAACCTTCTTATTATGGATGAAGTTTTTGACTCATCTTTGGATGGATTTGGAACAGATGAGTTTCTCAAAATTATTCGCTTTGTCATCAAAGACGCAAATATATTTGTCATCTCTCATAAGACGGGATTGGAAGATAAGTTTGGGGAAGTAATTCGATTTGACAAAGTGAAAGGATTCAGTAGAATGATCTAAATACCATTAGTACTATGGACATTTTTAATTATGGGATACATACCTTATTCGCCTGAATGGCATAGATATCGTTATCTCAAGGAATCGATAGGTAAATATCTAGATGATGGCATAGAACCTACTTCTATCATGAATGATATTAGGCATATACTTCATGTAAGATCTGAAGTTGCTTATCAGGAGTTCAATAGAATCAATCAACTAGAGCACCATCTTTCGGAAGAATAATATGCTTTCCACCCAATACAGACTTCGGTTAGAGTTTATTTGTAAGTGCATCGCAAATAAACAGGAAGTCAAACTAGAAGATATGATATGGGCAGAAAAACTTGCAAAAGCAAATACTTCTGCCAGAGAAATGTTAAACAAAGCCCGTCGTCATGCTGCTCATGATATTGAGGAGGGTAGTATGGATGATTTTATGAATAGGATGGGATTAGGAGACCCCGACCCATCCAATTACAAAACGGGGTTTAATGGTGCTGATGATATTCATGATTGGTTTAAGCAAGACCGCAGTGATGATTGGAGACAGCGTGATTAAAAGTTAAGAGATTTTGAGTTAAGTTAAAAAAACATATAACTTCATTAAAAACGAGAAATGTTTTGAAATCCGCACTATATACGATAGAATAAAGAGGTAATCAAAATGATCTGAAATTTTTTGATTATGTTATTCTATGTGCGTGGAGGATATGATGCACAATCTAATTTCATATAATCAACTTGCGGGTTGGAAACACTTTGAAGAAACGGTTGATGAATGTAATGAGCAACTGGATAAAATTAATGATTATTTTAATTGTTTAATTGAATGTGACGAAAATAAAGGAGTATGTCAACGTATCTGTGTAGAGTTGCTTAAATAAGTCCAGTTTAAAAAGTGTCCACCTGGGAAGTCTTTTGACTTCCTTTTTTTTATAAATAACTAAAAAGTATTTCGTAAGATGGATTCAAAAGAACTTCACAATCTTCAAGAAGCATATATGGAAGTTGTTGAAAATCAACAGCAACTTGATGAAACTGGTAAGAACGATGCTCGTATAAGAGACAACATTAGGAGATTTAAAGGTAGCACAATAGAATATACTCCACCTAGAAACTGGGATCCAGAAGCAAACAGAGGTCAAGGTGCTACCGTAAGTGCTAAGCAAGCAGAGAAGCGTCGTCGTAAAGCACTTCGTCAGGAAGAAATGGAAGTTGTTGAAAATCAACAGCAACTTGATGAAACTGGTAAGAACGATGCTCGTATAAGAGACAACATTAGGAGATTTAAAGGTAGCACAATAGAATATACTCCACCTAGAAACTGGGATCCAGAAGCAAACAGAGGTCAAGGTGCTACCGTAAGTGCTAAGCAAGCAGAGAAGCGTCGTCGTAAAGCACTTCGTCAGGAAGAAGTAGATCTCTACGACATCATCCTCTCACACCTTCTTGATGAAGGATATGCTGAAACAGAAGAAGCAGCAGAAGCAATTATGGTGAATATGAGTGAAGATTGGAGAGAGAGTATTGTTGGAGAAATACTTGATGAAGATTCACGTCGTATGAGCAATAAGGAACATACAAAACGTGTAAGATCTAATATTAAGTCTTTCGGAAGTAACTATACTCCTCCTAGCAACTACGATCCTGATGCTAATCGTGGTCAAGGAGAAGTTCTTACTCGTAAGCAGATTGAGAAGAAACGTCGTAAGGCACTTCGTAACTAAGAAGACAACTTTCCAAAACTGGCATACAAGAGGGTCTCACCACCCTCTTTTTTTTGTATAATAGGTCCATACGCAACGGATCAATGGCAGTCAATCACGAAATCAAGTCTCAACTTGCCAAACTTCTTGCCACCGAAGATCTTGTGGTTGAGCACAAGAAAGTAGAGACTGCTTGTTTTAATGTTCACACTCGCGTTCTAACGCTTCCTATGTGGGAGAAAGCGAGTTCGACTGTGTATGATATGCTTGTCGGTCATGAGGTAGGTCATGCCCTCTATACGCCTGATGAGGACTGGACAAAGCAATGCAAAGCACCTCCGCAGTTTGTGAATGTGGTAGAGGATGTTCGCATCGAAAAACTGATGAAGCGTCGTTATATGGGTCTTGCCAAGACTTTCTATAAAGGATATAAAGAACTTTCTGACCAAGACTTCTTCTGTCTTGAAGGTGAAGATCTTGAGAAGATGAATCTTGCCGATCGTATCAATCTTCACTTCAAGATTGGAAATTTTATTAATGTTAAGTTTACGGAGATTGAAAAAGCAATAGTTCGTATGGTCGAAGGTTGTGAAGATTTTGAGGATGTTCTTATAGCAGCAGAGGCTCTTTATAATTACTGTAAGAAACAGATTCCCAAGACTGATCAGCATCAGCAACAAGAAACTCATACTGATGAAACACAGACTGGTGAGAATGATCAACCAGATATGACAGAGAGTGATGGTCCTACCGAAGGTGGTGGAAATGTTGAGCAGAAAAAAGAAGATAACAAAGAAGCATCAAATCCAGATCCAGAAGTTGAAACCATGAAGTCCCTTGAAAAGGGTCTCAAAAACCTGGTGGATATGTTTAGTCGTGAGAGTAATTATATTGAAATTCCTAAACTTGATTTAAAAAAATGTGTTATTCCAAATTCAGAAATTCATGAGTTAATCAATAATCATTGGGATGACGCTACTCCTGATCTTGATTTATTTGGGGATGTCGATAGCAAATATAAAGAGTTCAAACGCTCTGCTCAAAAGGAGGTGAATTATCTTGTCAAAGAATTTGAATGTCGAAAATCTGCTGATAGTTATGCTCGTGCCACTACTAGCCGTACTGGAGTCTTAGATTGCTCTAACCTTCACACTTACCGATATAACGAAGACCTGTTCAAAAAAGTAACTACCTTTGCAGATGGTAAGAATCATGGTCTTATCTTCATTCTGGATTGGTCTGGTTCAATGCAGTATGTCTTGGAAGATACTATCAAACAACTCTTTAATCTTATTTGGTTCTGTCGTAAAGTAAATATTCCTTTTGATGTTTATGCCTTTACTTCCGAATATCCTTATGTTGTTCATGATGAGAATGGTGTGGCAAATATTCGCGAACGTGCCTATGAAAAAAAGAATGGAGTAATTGCTGTTGGTGAGTGGTTTTCACTTATGAATATTCTTACCAGTAATGTCAATGCCAAGACATTGGAAGAGAGTATGCTCAATATCTATCGTATTGTTCATTCTTTTGCTCACTATTGTAATTATTCTATTCCGAGTGGTATGCATCTTTCTGGCACTCCTTTAAATGAAACACTGATTGCTCTTCATCAAATTATTCCTCAATTTAAGAAGCAACATTCTCTTCAAAAAGTTCAGTGTGTAATTCTTACCGATGGCGAGGCAAATCCTTTGAAGTTTCATAAGGAAGTTTCTCGTTATGACAAACCTTACCTGGGTTGCATTTATGTTGGAGAAGATTGTTTCCTTCGTGATCGTAAATTGGGCACAACTTATACGCTTACTAATCGATATGATGAGTTTACGGGTGTGCTTCTTCGCAATCTTCGTGACAATTTCAAAGACACTAACTTTATTGGTATTCGTGTGCTAAATAATGGTTCTGATGCTGGAACATTCATTCGTCGCCATTGTCAAACAAGTCCAGAACTTTTGGAAAATACTATGAAAGACTGGAGAAAAGAAAAGACATTTGTACTCAAGAATGCCGGTTATCATAGCTACTTTGCCCTTTCTTCTTCTGTAATGTCAAGTTCTTCTGAATTTGATGTTGAAGAAGATGCTACCAAAACTCAAATCAAAAAAGCATTTGTCAAGAGCTTGAAGGGCAAAAAAATGAATAAAAAAATCCTTTCAGAATTTATCAATCTAGTTGTATGAATAAAAATTTTCCTCTTCAACACGTAGTTGTAGAAGAAACAAAAGAAGTATTGATTGTTGTCAATAGTGCCATCACCGCTATGGGTGTTGGTGCTATTGCTAAGCAATATTTTCCGGGATATAATCTCAAGATTATTTCTAAAGAGTATTTCCTAAATAAGAGAGAAGAATTGTATTTGAGAAAATGAGTAGATTTGGAGATTTGATCAGAGGTAAAAGCGCTCCTGCTCCAACACCTGTTGTAGAAGAAGCACCTGCTCCCGTAGTAGAAGAAGCACCTGCTCCCGTAGTAGAAGAAGCGCCTGTAGTAGAAGAAGCACCTGCTCCGACTAGATCTAAAAGAAGAAGTAGGAAATGATAGGTAGGACAGTTTCTAAACCGTCCACTCTGCCCTCACTCTGCCCCGACTCTGCCCTATAATAACTTCAGTTGAAACAACCAACCTACATCATGTCTCTTTCCGCAGATTACATCCGCACCTCTTTGCAGTCTCTATATGGTGAGTCTGTGGCAAGCGGCGATATCCGTGCCTGGTGTGCCATGAACGGTGCCAACTATCAAACCGTGACCAACAAATTGTCTCAATATAAGGTTGGTCGCGGTAAGTGGAATCTTGAAGTCACTCCTCAAAAGGTAGAAGAGATTGAGCGCAACTATCAGGCACCTGCCGCTCTTCCTGCCGTTGAACAAAACCTCATTCCTGAAAAAGATGACACTTTCGTCCGCTTTGGCAACTTTGGTGATATTAAAAAGATTATTCAATCCCGCCTTTTCTACCCAACGTTTATTACTGGACTATCTGGAAATGGTAAAACGTTCAGCGTAGAACAAGCTTGTTCTCAACTTGGTCGTGAGTTGATTCGTGTAAATATTACTATTGAGACTGATGAAGACGATCTTATTGGTGGTTTCCGTCTTATCGATGGGGCAACTGTTTGGCATAACGGACCTGTCGTGGAAGCACTCCAACGAGGAGCAATCTTGCTACTCGATGAAATTGACCTTGCTAGCAATAAAATCCTCTGCCTTCAGTCCATTCTTGAAGGTAAAGGTGTGTTTCTGAAAAAAATTGGTAAGTTTATCAATCCAACAAAGGGGTTCAATGTTATTGCGACTGCAAATACTAAAGGTAAAGGCAGCGATGACGGTCGCTTTATTGGAACCAATGTGCTCAATGAGGCATTCTTGGAGCGATTCCCTGTCACCTTCGAACAAGAATATCCTTCCCCTGCTATCGAACAAAAGATTCTTGAAGGTATTGCCTTAGATCTTGGTGTTGAAGATCGTGATTTCTGTAAGCGTCTTGTCGATTGGGCAGATATTATCCGCAAGACCTTCTATGATGGGGGTATTGAGGAAATCATTTCCACTCGCCGTCTTGTTCACATCATTCGTGCTTACAGCATCTTTGCCGATAAAGCGAAGGCAATTCAAGTTTGTGTGAATCGTTTTGACGATGAGACCAAGCAAGCATTCTTGGAACTTTATGACAAGGTGGATGTTGATTTCCAAATGCCCGTTGACAACCAGGAGCAAAATTGATAGAATGATTAACGCATGGAGTCTACTTTACGATGAGGTTTTGAAAATGAAAACAGATCACTATTTGGATAAAATTCCTGAAATACATATTGACTTTGCCGAAGCTTTTAAAGATGTTGATATTGATGTAAATTTGGATACGATTACTGGAGCAACAATGGCAGACCTTAAAAACGACAATGGGTTTTGGAAATATGAAGAAGATAAAACTCTAAAAGAAATTAAAGATTATCTATCTGGCACTTATAAATCTCACTATACTTCTCAAGAGTCGAAGACACAAACTCTTGATTTGATTGAGAGTATTGGGGATGCCGAAGCATTTTGTCGATCTAATGCTATCAAATACCTCTCGCGTTTTGGTAAGAAGAATGGTAAGTCAAAACTTGACATTCTGAAAGCAATTCACTATTGTGTTCTTCTCTATCATTTTTCTGGTCTTCACAAGCAAACCAGCTCTTACCCACAATGAAACTCCGCGAAAAAACTATGAAACTTTCTGAAAAAACTCTGACGACTCTCAAAAACTTTGCTGGTATCAACAATTCGATTCTTGTAAAGCAAGGTAATAAACTTCGCACTATTTCTGTGGCAAAGAATATTCTTGCCGAAGCGCAAATCAATGAAGAGTTTTCTCGCGACTTTGCCATCTATGATTTGAATCAGTTTCTCAATGGTTTGAGTCTTCATCAGGATCCTGATCTTGATTTTGCCGAAGAATCTTATTTGACTATCCGTGAGGGTAAGCGTCGTGTGAAGTATTTCTTTGCCGATCCTAATGTGATTATTTCTCCACCAGATAAAGAGATTCAACTTCCCTCACAGGATGTTTGCTTTCAACTTGATAGCGTAACTTTGGAAAAACTTATCAAGGCAGCAGCAGTGTATCAACTTCCCGATCTTTCAGCGGTTGGAGAAGCGGGTGTTGTCAAACTTGTTGTGCGCGATAAGAAGAATGATACATCTAACGAATATTCTATTATTGTTGGGGAAACCGATAAGAACTTTACTTTTAACTTTAAAGTAGAAAATATCAAGATTATTCCTGGTGCCTATGATGTGGTAGTCTCATCCAAACTCTTATCTCAATTTACCAATGAAGCATATAATCTCAAATATTATATTGCTCTTGAACCCGACAGCACATTTAGTTGATATGAATAAGGAACATACTAAAATCTTGGAAGAAGTTGCCAAAGAACTGGGAGGAGAAATATCCTATCAAACAAAATATGATAGTCAAAAAAATCTTCAAAAAGTTGTAATCATCACCTATCCTCATCCTGATGCAGTTTCCTGAACACATTCAATTTGTCGAAAAAGACGCAAAAAAATATGTTTTTGGTGGAATGGAAGTTCATTCCACAAATACTCTTCGACTCATTAGTGAGTTGGAAAGTGCCTATCAAATGCTCAAATATTTGGGATTTGAAAAGGATATGAATACTCTTGAAGATATGAAAAATCGATACTACAAGATGTATTTCAAACTTGCCAAACAAGAAAAGTCAATGCTTGATTAGTGATGCTCTACGTTGTTCAAATAGAAAAGGGGAAACTTATTACGCATGATGGAGATGTCGAAACCGGCATACACCATATGACACTAGAAAAGTTTTTATCTATGGTTCAAGTTGAGTATCAAGAGACTTATTGGATACCAGATCCAAAAGGAAAACGTTACAAACGAGTAAATTTCCAAAAAACTGATAAAATAGTCAAGAAACTAACTCTGGAATAATGAACATTTTTGTATCAGACCCTGATCCCGTTGTTTCGGCACAAGTGCTCCCAGACAAACACATCGTCAAGATGCCCTTGGAGACCTGCCAGATGCTCTCTATCGTGGCATCAGAGAAGTGGGGGCACGGATACGGCACTCTTCCTAAGGCAGACGGCACACCCTATGCTACGGAGAAGGGTGCCTTTCGCAATCATCCCTGCACCGTGTGGGCAAATGAAACAGTGGCAAATTCAAGGTGGTTAATTAGTCATGGGTTAGCATTGTGTGAGGAGTATTCCAATCGTTATAAAAAAATTCATTCTTGTCTTGCGACTCTTGCATACGCAAATAAACTTTTTCCTTTTGATGCTGCCCATAGAACTGAATTGACCCCGTTTGCCAGAGCAATGCCTGACGAATATAAACTTGATACAAGCATCTCAACCTTTGATGCTTATAAGATGTATATTGCATCTAAACCTTGGGTATGCGATAATTACCTTCGTCTTCCTGAGCGTAAACCTGATTGGATTTGATTATGAATAATGATTTTTTGTGGGTGGCAAAGTATGCCCCAAAGACAATTGAAGAATGTATTCTCCCAGAGGCAACCAAGAAGACCTTTCAAAGTTTCCTAGATAAAGGTGAGATTTCTAATATGCTTCTTGCTGGTCCTCCTGGTATTGGTAAGACCACAGTAGCAAAGGCACTTTGCAATGAACTTGGAGTAGATGTTTATGTCATCAATGGATCCGACGAGGGTAGATTCCTCGATACTGTCAGAAACAATGCGAAGAACTTCGCTTCGACCGTCTCGCTTACGGCAACTGCTAAACACAAAGTCATCATCATTGATGAGGCAGATAACACGTCCAATGACGTACAACTCCTCCTACGGGCGTTTATTGAGGAGTTTGCTGGTAACTGTCGATTCATCTTTACCTGCAACTATAAAAACAAAATCCTCGAACCACTCCATTCCCGTTGTGCCGTCGTTGAGTTTGGAATCAAAGGAAAAGAGCGACAATCCATTGCAGCTCTTTTCTTCAAGCGACTCAAAGACATTCTTGACGCAGAACGAATTGAGTATGATAACAAAGTACTCATTGAACTCATCAACAAACACTTCCCCGATTGGCGACGAGTCCTCAACGAGTGTCAAAGATACTCTGTGGGTGGTAAAATTGATTCGGGGATTCTTGCAACCTTTTCGGATGTCGCGGTAAATGATCTCATTAAAAGTCTCAAAGAAAAAAACTTTCCGGAAGTTCGTAAATGGATTGTCGCCAACCTGGACAATGATACTAGCGTACTTCTTAGGCGTGTTTATGATTCTCTTTATGAATCGTTGGTTCCTGGTTCCATTCCTGCTGCTGTGCTTGTTCTCGCTAAGTATCAGTATCAGGGGGCGTTCGTAGCGGACCAAGAAATAAATATGCTTGCTTGTATGACAGAACTAATGGTGGAGTGTACTTTCAAATGAAAAATAAAAGTCATCAACTCAAATCTAGATGGTATTATATTTTTTGGGGTATAATTGCCGTCGCTGTTGTAGGTGGACAAATATATGTTGGTAGTGGATACCGACAAATGTCTGGAAGTGTTAATCGTCTTACTGGACTAGTGATTACTCTTATGGAGGCAATCTAATGAGTCTCTATAAGATTGATAAAAACTCTTTATTTGAAAATAAAATAAAAACAACTCCGCAGAATGTGCAGGAGGCAAATGAAGCACTATATCGTGCTAAAATGAATTTACCTGCTGCTGCAAAGCATTGTGGTATGACTGAAAAGGAAATGAAAATGACTTTCCTCGAATATTTGAAGTATCATCCTATTGATTATGAAGTCTCTTAAAACCTGTCTCAGATATCCTGGCGGAAAATCCCGTGCATGTGTGAAAATCGGGAAGTTTATTCCTGATTTGCGTGATTATAAGCAGTATCGTGAACCATTTCTTGGTGGCGGTAGTATGGCAATTCATATTACTAAGATGTATCCCCGAATTCGTATTTGGGTAAATGACTTGTATGAACCACTTGTAAATTTTTGGATCCAACTTCAAGAGAATGGAAAAGAACTTCAGGATCTTTTAGTTGATTATAAATCGACTCATGCCAATCCAGAATCGGCAAAAGAGTTGTTTATAAATGCCAAAGAATGGGTAAATGATAGAACTAAATGTAATATTGATCGTGCCGTAGCATTCTATATTGTAAATAAATGCTCATTTAGTGGACTGACAGAAAGTTCTTCATTTTCTCCAAAGGCATCTGTAAGTAACTTTTCTCTCCGTGGCATTTCCAAACTTACTGGATATTCTGAACTAATTCAGAGATGGCATATTACCAATGGGTCATATGAAAATATGCTCACGAATGATAAAGATGTCTTTACTTATCTAGATCCTCCATATGATATTAAAGACAATCTTTATGGTAAGAAAGGTGATATGCACAAGAGATTTGATCATGATAAGTTTGCCAAAGATTGCTCATCACACGAGAGTAAAATGCTTGTAAGTTATAATTCAGATCAACTTGTGAAAGATCGTTTTAAAGATTGGAATGCTGCCGAGTTTGATCTTACATACACGATGCGATCGGTAGGCGAATATATGCGTGATCAAAAACAACGTAAAGAATTACTGCTTTTTAATTATGGAATTGAAGGATTGGTTGAACAGTATCAATCAGACAAAGAAACATCTAATTGATGAAGACCGTTCACTTGAGAAGGAATATCCTCCATACATTATAAATCGATGTTTCTCTGGACACATCGATACCTTGATGTTTGCCAATGAGATGAATAAGTATCACTTTCTTCCAAAGAGACTTCAATACGATTTCTTTATAAATATTGTGAGGAAAAAGAAGAGATTCTCTCCCTGGATCCGACAAGATAAAATCCAAGATCTTGATTATGTCAAACGTTATTATGGTTATAGTAATGAAAAGGCAAAGCAAGCTCTGAAGATACTAACAAAGGAACAACTGAAGTTCATTAAATCTAAATTTGATACTGGAGGAAAAGCATGAGCGTTGTTAGAGAGCCTGAAGTGAAATGGTCGCCAGATAAAATGGTGGAAGTGATTCTGGGAGAACCGGACGATTTTCTTAAGGTTCGTGAGACGCTGACACGTATTGGTGTCGCATCACGCAAAGAAAAAAAGATTTATCAATCGTGCCATATTTTGCACAAGCAAGGTCGTTATTATCTGGTGCATTTTAAGGAACTATTTGCACTGGATGGTAAGCACGCAAATCTAACTGTAAACGATATTCAGAGACGCAATCGTATTGTACAGTTACTTGCCGACTGGGGACTTATTGAAATTGTGAATGTTGATTTGATTCAGGATATTGCTCCATTGAATCAAATTAAGGTTCTTTCTTATAAGGATAAGGGAGAATGGATTCTTGAGACCAAATACAATATTGGTTCCAAGAAGAAAAGGACAGAGGAAACCGAATAAATAGGAGCGGGTTTCCACACCCGCTTTTTTGTGCCTTGTGTTAATATATACTTGTGGATGCCGTAAGGGTCCACAAAACACAAACTCGCTTTTTTAAGGAGCTACAATAATGACTAACCTCACAAGGTATACTGCTGCGGATCTTCCTGAATTGATGGAAAGAATCACGCGCAATTCTATTGGAATGGATGAATATTTTGATCGCCTTTTTAACCTACATGAAACTTCAAAGAATTATCCTCCATACAATCTTATTCAGGTAAATAATGTTGAGTCTAGATTAGAAATAGCACTCGCAGGGTTTAAGAAAGGAGAAGTAAATGCGTTCACAGAGTATGGAAAACTTTTTGTCGAAGGACAAAAAGAAGATACTGAGTCAGACAGGACATATGTCCACAAGGGAGTGGCTAGCAGAAGTTTTAAACGAGCATGGACTTTATCCGACGACACAGAAGTTAAGGAAGTCATCTTTGAGGACGGGTTACTCACCATTACCTTGGGGAAAATAGTCCCAGAGCATCATGCACGTAAAGATTATCTCTAAATAGAAGGTCGTCGTCGCATGACAGAGGGGATACTGGCACAATCCAGCAACATCCCCTTTTTTTTATGCTATAATATATGGAGGAACTATAGTATCATGTCTGTAAAACTTGCTATTTTAAAATCTGGGGAAACGGTCGTTGCAGAAATTAAAGAATTAATTTCTGATGATAAAGTATGTGGATATCTTTTTGAAAACCCTCATGTTATTCGCGAAAGAGCATCAATATTTCTTGCCGAAGATAATGAGCAAAATGGTAGAGACATTGAAATTGCAATCGCTCCTTGGATTATTTTGACAAAAGATGATAAAATTCCTGTTCGTCCTGATTGGATTGTAACTATTGTAGATCCAATAGATACTATTGCAGAAATGTATGAGGAAAAAGTTAATGGAAAAATCAGTGAAGTGCCTTCTTCTGAAGGTTGATAACGTAATTGTTACAGAAATTATTGAAGTTGGATCTGAACTTGGTGAACCAGATTGTAAACTTATTAATCCATACGAGATTGATGTTGATGGAAACTTGAAACCATGGCCAGAGATTACGGATCAAAAAGAACTTATGATTCATTCTGATAGTATTTTAACTATTGTTGATCCAAAAAAAGAAATTATTGACAAGTATCTTGAGTTAACTTCCTAATGCGCTTTTATACTAATGTTCAGATGGTCGGGGATAACTTCCTTGTTCGCGGTCATGAAAATGGAAAACATTTCATGATCAAAGAGAGGTTTGACCCGACTCTTTTTGTGCCTTCAAATAATCAAACAAAATATAAAACTCTTAATGGGGAGTATGTTGAGGCAATTCAACCAGGGTCTGTAAGAGATTGTCGTGACTTCATCAAAAAATATGAAGGTGTAGAGAACTTTAGTATTTACGGAAATGATCGATACATCTATCAGTATATTTCTGATAAGTATCCTGAAGAAGAAATTAAGTTTGATACTAACAAGATCAAGATCTCGACAATTGATATTGAGGTTGCATCAGAGAATGGATTCCCTGATGTGGAATCTGCTGCCGAGGAAGTTCTTCTTATTACGGTTCAGGATTATGCTACTAAGCAGATCCGTACCTGGGGTAAGGGAAACTTTGTAAACAAACAACAAAATGTTATCTACAAAGGATTTGATACAGAGTATGAATTACTCAATAGTTTCATTCACTGGTGGATGATTGAAGAAAATTGTCCTGAGGTTGTTACCGGATGGAACAGTGAGCTTTATGATATGCCGTATTTGGTGCGTCGTATTGATCGTGTTCTTGGCGAAAAGTTGATGAAGCGTATGTCTCCATGGGGACTGGTGACTGAGAAGGAAACTTTTATCATGGGACGAAAGCATATTTCTTATGATGTAGGTGGCATTACTCAACTTGATTATTTGAACCTTTATAAGAAGTTTACTTATAAAGCACAGGAAT